TTTCTATAACTTGAAAAAATAATCTTTTAATATTATTAGAGGTTGTAAAACCTTGATATTAAGCACTTTGGGGCGTTATCCCAAGGTGCTTTTTTGAATTTACTACCCTTTGTACTACCCCAGGTAAAAAATAGGTATAGTAAGAGGGTAGTCACAAAATATGACACCCTTTATAAACTATTGATGGCTGTTTCATAATTTGAAACAGCTTTTTTTGCATTTTCTTGATTTGTATGCCAATAAACATTTTCGGTCATCGTCAAATTTGAGTGTCCTAATCTGTATTGTACATCTTTAGGGCTAGCTTGAGCATAGAGCATCATAGTAGTATGGGTATGACGGAAACCATGGAAAGATACATTAGTTACCCCAGCAGCTTTAAAATGCTTATTTAGACGTTTCCTGAGATTACAAGCATAAGCGTATTTTTCTGTAAAGACTGAAAATACAACTGTTTCAGTTCGACCTAGTTGCCACGATTGCACTTGTTGGTGTTTTTTATATTGTTTGAGCATAAGTAATGTGGCGTTGTCTATTGGTATTTCACGATAACCAGCTCTTGATTTAGGTGAATTTATTTCCTGGTAACGGTTGAGTGTTTTGTTGATGTTGATAATACCATTCTCTAAGTCAATATCAGACCATTCAAGAGCCAGTGCCTCACTTATTCGACATCCAGTGGCCAACAAAGTTTTATACAGGACAACATCAAATAGATTTTCATAATTTGATTGATCGAGAGTATCTAAATAATCTAGAAACTGTTTTAATTCTTTGTTGTCCAAATATTTTACAGTAGCCTTTTCTTTTTGTTGTTTTCGTGGAACTATGACATCATTAGCTGGGTTGTATTGTATTACTTGGATAGCTACTCCATATTTCAAAATACGCTTATTCATGTTATGAAGTAAGGAGTAGTTAGCAAACGCTCCTTTTTCACCTTTATTAGCCTTGTCAGCCCATTTGTTTATTTGCTGTTGAAGAATAGGTGTAGTGAGTTTAGATAGCTTGTAATCGCCAAATACAGGCAATAAATGCACTCTAACTAATCCATCCATAGATTGTCGAGTATTTGGCTTAACAGTATTTTTGTAACTATCCCACCAAACTTTTACAAGCTCATTATATGTTGTAATTGTCGGCTTGTCTTTAACTGTATAGCCATTAGTAGCAAAAGCATTGATGGCATCACGTGCCTTTACTCTAACGCCCTTTTTAGTGGTTGCTGTAACAGTTGTACGGGCTTTTTTCCCAGTTAGTTGGTCAACTCCTAGATAAACGCTAGCATAATAGACTCTTTGTCCATTCTTTTTAATTTTCTCTTTGATATTCATGTATTTGTACCTTTCTTTCCATCAGCAGGCAAGGCGCGTGGTCTTGTTAGGTATTTATACATGAGATCAACCAGTTAGTTTTTACTAATTTTGATTGTTCTATGTTTTGTTAATTGATCTTCTAAAATATTTACAGTGTAACCAGAAATATCTATATTCTCTAATAAAAAACTTGATTTTAATATATGTTCCAAAATTTTAGGAACTACTTTAGAACGTTGTCGAACGTACGTACTAAATGAAACAATTTCTGAAGGTGCGATATAGTCAATTTTTTGTAAAGACGAATTAGGAATATCATTGCCAAAGAAGTCAAAAAATCTTGCTGTATTTATATCATCAATATATATCGTTTTTGTTGACTCGTTCAGTATAGCTAGTAAGGCAGTGTATAGATATTTTTCTTTATAGGTAAGTCTATACCCAAAATAGAAATATTCTCGGTTTCTAGTACCTCCAAAAAGTGAATAGTCAAAATTAGATAAGTTATTTTTTAACAAATTTCCTTGCAAATCTATCGATTGTTCGATAGCTAAATCAATAAATTTTTTGATCGTTTCGTCTGAAATTTGGTAATCAATCTTAGAAATGGTATTTTGAGCGATCTGTAATGCTTTATTTGTTATATCATCGTGTAAAGAGTTATACTCATCATAATTTTTTATACATTCAGGAGCTAAATCCATAATCTTTAAGTGTAGATAAGTATTGTAATCGCCGTAGAGTAACTCTTCAACACTCATTTTTCCAATAGATGCAATTTTTAGTAGGTTTTCTTTATTTGGTAAATTGCGACCTTTTTCCCAGTTGTTAACTGTACCTTTGCTAGTATTAAATTTTTCTCCAAATTTTTCCATAGAGTCGCCATGGCTTAAGCGGATATTTTGAATACGTTCTCCAACGAGTTTATTATTTATTTTCACGTTTTACACCTCCTTAAAGAACATAATAAACTTTTTTTAAGAAAAAGTAAAGAAAAGTATTGACTTTATAAAAATAAAGTTTTATAATCTAGGTATTCAAAAGTAAAGGAGGTGTAAAAATGAGTAAAGAAAACAAGATGCGTGGATATAGGAATATGCTAGGTTTAACACAAGAGAAACTTGGAAAAAAACTTGGTATATCTAAGCAGAGTTATTACAACAAAGAAAGTGGAAAGACACAATTTTCAGATAAAGAAAAGCTTAAGATTAAAAATCTTTTAATCCCTTTATTTCCAGATATCACAATAGAAGATATATTTTTTTAAACAAAAGTATGCAAAAGTAAAGTGCGTAGAGAATGGAATTAAAGCGAAAATAAAAGCCGTGTACAGGCGACCAAACCAACATACACGGCTAAGGAAAAATAACAAAACTCAAGCAAAGGCAAGGCGCGTGGTTTTGTTAGGTATTTGATATGGGGCAAGCAATATGCAAAATCCCTGATCAAATGTAATTATTTTAATCTTACCAAAAACAAAGGAGAAAATCAAAAATGGTAGATAAAATTTCAGATAAACAAGAAAATAAGAAATTTGCTGATTTAGCAGACATGGCAGATGCATTAAAAAGAGGAATAGATTTACAATCTATTGCATTTGATGCAATTGTAAACATTGAAGACGACTCTATCAGAAGTTTAGCAGCTATAAAAGCATTAAATGTTGCATACGACTATAATCAATACCTATCTAATCAGTTACAAGTATTACATGATAGCTTGTATGAGGAGGTATAGAAATGGCGACTTTTTCAGTAGAATTTGAAAGAAGCTTATTAGATAAAGTTGATAAATTAGCTGAGCGAAAACTGGAGCTGGAGAGAGAGTTGCATAACAAAACAGGCCTTATAACAGCTAAAGAGCTAAAGGATGAGCTAGATATTTCTGGCACAACTCTCAATAACTGGATGCGTGAGGGGTTGGTTTCATTCCAAACACCTTTTGAAAATAGCAAGAAATTGTATTTTAGAGTTACAGATATAATTAATTTTCTAACGGTACGATAGGAAAGGAGTGGAAAATGGCAAAGACTAAAATATATTTTTGGTTGAAAGTTGATAAAAAGTTTTTTGACAATATTTTTATAAAGCGGCTTAAAAACATGCCAGGCGGTTATACTATGACAGTGATATATATCCGCTTAATGCTGGAAAGCTTAGAAAGTGACTGTATTCTGTACTATGAGGGGTACTTTAACGAACTGACCGAAGAATTGGCTTTAAAGTTAGATGTGTCCGAAGATGATATCAAAATGACTATGGCCTATTTTACAAAATGTGGGCTGATCCAAGTAGACGGTGATAAAAACGCCGAACTACTCCAAGCCAAAGCCATGATAGAAAGTGAAACAAACTGGGCAGGATATAAAAGAGAGCAGAGAAAACGAGCTAAATTGGACACCGTCCAAAATGAAAAGAAAAAATCCAACTCATGTCCAACAGAGATAGAGATAGAGAAAGAGATAGATATAGATATAGACTTAGAAGAAGAGCAAGAGAAACAACCTTCTGCCTTTGCTGAAATCTCTAACTACTACCAATCACGTATAGGAATTTGTGATGGACAACAGTATCAGACGTTGTCTGACTATCTCACTCTTGATGGTATGGAGTTAGAGGTTATCAAGTTTGCTATTGATAAAGCAGCAGATAACAGCAAGCGATCTTTTAGCTATGTTAATTCAATACTCAAAAACTGGAGACAGAACGGTATTAAAACCATGGTTCAAGTCGAAGATGAACAGAGACAGTTTCAGAAAAAGAAACTAAAGCGGTCTGAACATGATATTCAAGATCCATTTATATATAACTAAGAGGGATTATAATGGAATTACTAAATATAAAGCAGCTAAACGAAAGAATAAAGGTGACTGATGAAGTTTGTCCGACTCATCAAATCAACCTAATACAATTCAGAAAGCCAGACGGAACCTTTCTGCCTCCCTATTGCATGGAATGTACTAGGGAAACTATAAAACAAGCTGAGCTGGAGGGTATAGAAAAAACTTTAGGTTACGATTTGGACTACTCAACCTATGATGTATTTGAAAGAGAAAGTACGATCTCGAATGAGCTAAGAGGGGCTACTTTCAGTACTTTTAAAGTCAACACAAAAGAAGAACACGAAGCCAAGGAGTTTGCTATAAAACAAGCTAACCAGTATCTAAATGGTATGACAGGGAATACTCTGATCATGGGCAAACCAGGAACTGGAAAGAGCCATCTGACTTATTCTATGGCCAAAGCTATCAACGAAGGTTATAAGGCTAAGAATGAGCCTAAGAGTGTCCTCTTTGTCAGCATCGCTGAAATCGTCACGCGTATTCAGTCAGGCTGGCAGTATAGGCAGAGTGGTTTTACAGAGTATGACGCTCTGAAGTTGCTGACAGAGGTTGATTATCTCTTTATTGACGATCTAGGCACAGAAAGCGTTATGAATAGCCAAAAAGATGAAGCTAATAATTGGGTGCAGACCTTTCTTTTTAAGGTTTTTGATAAACGGGAGACGACTATTATCAATACGAATCACAACGGGAAAGAGCTGGCCAGAATCTATAATGATAAGTTGGTTAGTAGAATCGGAAAACAATCGGAGGGAAATGTATTTACTATGTCGGACATCACAGACAAGAGGATGAAGCGTCTTTGAACCAAGGATGAACCAAGGAAATTTATCAAAAATTGACTTTTGGGATATTAAAAAGGGTAGTATTTTTGATAAAAAAATATAAGAAAGTAATATTATCAATCATTTTGTATGTGTTGGATTATTTTAGATTAGAATAATGAGGTAAAAATGGAAGTAAGTGGCGATAAAACAATATTGGAAATTTTGGAACAAGGCTTTATTATATTTTCGAAAAATGGTATAATAAATAAAGCTGAGTTACCGAAATATGGTAGTTTAACCATCAAAACACAAGATGGACAACCATTATTTTTAGAAACTCAGAAAAGAGAAAAATTAAGCTGACTAGAGAAACTAGAGGCATGATAATTGAGTTTAATACTCTTTTGTCATGCCTCTTTTACTTGTCATAAGGAGGTAAAATATGACGCTGACAACATTAAAAGATGACATTAAGGCATTCGGGAAGAAAAAGATTGAGTTAATGAATACATATTCTTCTATGAAAGAAGATTTTCAGAAGAAACTCTCTGAAGGAATGATTGGTCAGAAATGGGCTGATCAGGAGCTTCAAAAATATAAAAGTGAAGCAGATGCTTTCTCCCGCAATACTTCACAATCACTATATAATCAATTAGAAGTAGAGAAAAAGAATGAATTAGCTAAATATGAATCCAAAGGTGAATCTGTAACAGCTGATGATGTAGCTGAACTTAGTTTGTTATCTACTATGAAGTTATCAAATCAAGAAATGATCTCATATTTAGAGAAATATAAAAATAAGCCTTTAGCAATCAGAAAATTGTTAGAAATTATAAATAATAATGCTGAATTAGCTTTTATTGATATAGATATTGATAAATTTGATTACAAGCAAAAAATTGATGATTTATTCCATATCTTGACTAGGAGAATCGACTATTTTGGCGATGGTCTGTCAGTTAATGGCGATAAAATCGATTTAGCGATACATAAAACAATTGTTGAAAATTCTTTGGAATCTATTAACGTGGCTGTTCAAAAATATTTAATGTCTTAAAGTTAGGTTGGTTAAAGTGAAACACAATCAGAATCTAATACCAGTTACACAACGAACTAAGCAAGAGCGATTAGAAATTAGCCGTAAAGGTGGTAAAGCATCAGGAGAAGCCAGGAGAAAAAAAGCTAATTTAAGAAAAACCTTAGATAAGCTTTTGACTATGAATGTTTCAGATGAGCGATTAAAGAAAAAGCTAGAAGAGATGGGATTATATGCTGATAATCAAACATTGCTATGCGTCGTTATGCTTGAAAAAGCCATTAAAGGTAATGTGAGAGCTGCTGAATGGATCTCTAACATAATTGGAGCGTATGAGAAAGATGATCTGGACATTCAAGAGCAAAAGGAGCGTATCAAGTTTCTTAGACATCAGAATAAAAAACAAGAGGCTCTTATTAGTGAAATAAGGCAGCCTTTAGTAATCGTAGATGAATGGGCTAGAGAGTATGATGCAGTAGATATTGATTTAGGAGGCACTGATGACTAAAAAGAAAATAGAACGTATTTCAATTATTCATCGCGAAAAAATATTATGGCTTAAATGGTATTACTTGAAAGATAAAGAAAACCCTAAGTATAGCGTGTTAGAGCGCAAGATACGAGATGCTGCTAAAAATCAAGATCTGTTAGCATATAAGAAATACAATACAATTAAGCAGATAACGGATATTAGGGTACAAACTAGTGAAGATGATATTTTGCAAACAGTGAAAGAAGTTTATGTGTATAATCGTATCAATGTGATTGGCGCGTGCCAAAAGATTTTGTATTTAAGTTCTAGCCAGGCTTATGCTCATCTTAATAAATGGTTTGATACTTATTCTGACTTGTATTTTAGTATTATTCCAGTATCTAATATACCTAATTATCTAGAGTTAATAGATATCTAAGAAAGGGGGGATTAAATGGCTTCTGATGGAAAAGTTACCATTACCATCGATTTGGATGGGGCAAAGGCTAGAGGTGAGGTTAAATCACTTAAAAGCATGTTAATGGGGCTTGGTGATACATCATCAAAAAGTTTTGGTACTGGTTCAAAGTCTGCACTAGGGTTTGGTACAGCCGTAGCCGTCGCTACCAAAGCTGTTTCCACTGCAATGGGAGCTATTTCTAGCTCCATGGGAGGCGCTATTAGTCGTGTCGATACGATGAACCGTTTTCCTAAAATGATGCAGGCTATGGGCTTCTCTGCAGACGAGGCTAAAGGATCTGTGGATGCCTTGGCAAAAGGTATTGATGGATTGCCTACGGCCCTGGATGAGGTTGTGGCAACCACTCAACAACTAGCCTTGATGAATGGGGATTTAGGTAAATCAACTAAATTAACACTGGCTTTAAATGATGCCTTTCTAGCTTCTGGATCGTCAGCTGCTGATGCTAGTCGTGGTTTAGTCCAGTTTAGTCAGATGATGTCGTCTGGGAAAGTCGATATGCAGAGCTGGAAAACTCTCATGGAAACAATGCCACTGGGTCTCCAAAAGACAGCAGAGGCATTTGGATTTGCTGGGGCATCTGCTAAGAATGATCTGTATCAAGCACTTAAAGATGGAACAATCACATTTGATCAATTTTCTGACAAGCTAATCGAGCTTGATGGCGGTCTAAATGGTTTTGCTGAGTTAGCGCGTGTTAACTCAATCGGTATTGCCACATCATTTAAAAACATCAAAACAGCTGTTGTCCGTGGTGTGGCAAACATGATACAAGCTTTTGATAAAGCGGCACAAGCTAGAGGTTTGGGAAGTATCGCCTCTAACCTTGACAAGGTTAAAAAGGCAGTATCACAGGCATTTGATGCAGCAACACCTCACATCGAGCGCTTTATGGATCTGATCATGCAATTGTACTCAACCATGGAGCGCAATGGAGCGATCAAGGCTTTAAGCTGGGCTTTCTTTAGTGTAAAGAGTGCTGCTGAAAGTGTGTTTGAGACATTCACTAAAGGATCTGGATCTACTGGTTGGATATTAATGGCCAGCCATGCAGTGGAAACCTTTGGAAAAGTTGTAGCTTCAATCGCTCAAGGTGTTAAAAAGTTTGTTGATGGATTTAATGAAACAGATGCTGTTAAAAACTTTAAGTTAGCGGTGGAGGATGCCTTAAATGCTATAGAAAAGATTGCTGGTGCTGTACAACAGAGCCAGATAATCAGAGATCTAGGTAAAGCATTTGGAGAGGTGTTTAATCAAATATCATTGATCAGATCCAAGATCAATAAGTTTATTTTATCTATAGATCCTACGATATTTCAAGTAATAGTAGATGGAGTTATGGGTTCTGTAATTGCTCTAAAAGGCTTGAAAACAGTTAACAGTGTTGTAAAGAATTTATCAAAATCATTTAATGTTCTGAGATCGGCTATCACAGGCCATCCAATCTTAACACTAGCAGTCATTATAGCTGGCTTATATACGGCATTTATGACGGCCTATAACGGGAACGAAAAGTTTAGAAAAGCAGTTGATGATGCTGCTGCATCGATTAAAAAGTTTATAAAAAATTTAGACTTCGGAAAAATCAAAAGCTGGGCAGCAGCTATTAGTGCTGTTGCAGGAGGATTTGCGATTTTCAAGATGTTAAATGGTTGGAATCCATTTAAAATTTTCGGAAAGAATGGAAAAGATGCGTTTGATGCTATTGGTGATGCTGCTGAAAAAACAGCTGGACGCTCACGCAAATCGAAAGGCATTATCACACAGCTTTTAACAGGTTTAGGCAATCTAATTAAATCCCTAGGCCAAGGTATCTCAACAGCAGCAAAAGGA